TTATTAATTCTATATTACTGGTAATTGAGTAAATACTACTCACTAAAGAGTAAGAAGTAATATATTTAGAAAATCTTTCAGCATTTTTTTTAAATAATGTTATATCAAGACCTTTTCTACCATACTCTGCTTTTTCATCAAATCCTTCTATACTCGGCCATAAATCAATACTTTTAAAAGAAGACCAAAGTTTTTCTATATCATAACCTTTAAAAGATCCTTTGTAAGATAAATTAGTATTATAGGATAAGTCAATATTCTTACTACAATTATTATCGACTAAAAACTGTAACATCTTGTAATGTCCCTCTTGTACAAAAGGTTCGCCCCCAGCAAAATATAAAACTCTAATATGAGTTTTTATCATCTCTATATCATTCCAGAATTTTTCATCTTCAGTCCATGGATCATAAGAATTAGGAGCATCTTGTTTAAGAGTTCCGTGATGCTTATCTTCTTTTGACCAAGAAGAAGAAGCATAAGATCCACACATTCTACAAGAAAAATTACACAAGTTGCCAAACCTAAAATCTAAATAGACAGGCGGTGTTTTTACAGTTCCATCTTCAAGAGTTGTATTGTAAAGTTTAGAGTAGTTTTGAAATCTTTGATTCATTCTCTGGCGATGGCTTTCGATTTCTTCTTCTTCCCAGTCATAACAAACTTTACATGCTTTTGGCTGGTTACCCTTAAGCATTTCAAGTCTTGCAGATTTAATTTCTTCTGAATTAAAAGCTGCTAAAGGTGATAAACCTTTACCAAATAGATTACCATCGTGATTTAAGGTAAAACAACACAAACCATATTGACCCGAAAGATCTCCGTACTGGTGAATCCAAGGTAATATACATTTAGTATCTTTATTCGCGGGGGATTGTTCGTCCTGTTGCAGGAAAGCCTCCAAAATGTTGTTGATTATTACGAAGGGTACAGGCTTGAAGAGATTTACCACAAACATCTCCAGCTGAATCTGCAGCTACTTGATTGTTTGCAGCAATAGGATTTACATTTGAAGTAAGGGAAGTACCTGGAATAGCTAAACCCCCAGGTCCTGGATACTGACACTCAGCGCCTTTATAAGTCCATTGACAAGTGTTCTTATAATATTTGCGTTTTGGAGTTACAATCCTAAAGTATTGAAGCCAAGAAACTAAACCAAAAGATGCTACTGAATCATTTAAAGACTCAAGTTGATCAATTTTAAACTTATCTTCAATATAAGATTCTGTATCTGCTTGAGAGTTTACAATATAGATTGGAGTATCGATAGTTACATTGGCATCAAGCTCGTTAGAAAGAAATAAAAATCTATTTTCTTCAATGGATTGTATTGTAGCTTCAGTTTGCCCACCTTTTGCTATAACATTATCTCCTACTCGATAAGGCATCGAATTATAAACTTCAAGAACATTAGCATTAATATATTGAACAGTAGAATACTCAGGCCAATAATCTAAAAAGTTAGCAAAAGTTGTTTTAATTTCTACCACACCTCCTAATAGATCACGTGTATCCATTTTTTGTTCTTGCCAAGTTCCCCCCACAGCTAAAGTTTGGTCATAAGTAAAAGAAGCATTAGTTCTACCATAAACACCTACAATTGTCTCATCATAGTTTAGACCATCTTCATTATCAGTAGTGCCTGGTACTGTTCTTGGATCAATTCCATGAACTAATTCACTGTTTACAGTTGCTTGTACTGAGTTTGAAGTATTATTTCCTGCTAAAAATGGGTCTTCTACCAGTCGTGTAATAAGATTGTCAAAGTTAAATATAGTAAGAGTTAGCTCATTGATCTTACCATCACTGGACTGATCAATTGCGGTAGAGTTTAATGGAAATGGTAGGTAGGTTTGTGTGTCAAAAATAACATTGTATTGAAGGTCAGATACTAAATCACCAATTATCTCTGAAAACCGTATTGGAAAGTCGTTAGGCCAAGCTTTGCCAGTTCCTTGACCTGTAGGATTACCGTTTGAGTTTGGAGGATACCACTCACCTGGATAGTAAACTGTGTACAAACGAACAATAGGATTTTGTGTAAAAGCATTCTTTTCAGCAATAAAAGCGCTGGGAGCTATTGCAGATATAGTAGCAATAGCAGTGGTTACATTTCCACTCATTGTATTTGCTTGGAAAGGAATTGAAGAAGAGTTTAGTTGACCGTTGGAAGTGCCTGTAATTGAGATAGTGTTAGAATGAACTACTTCTGTAGAAGAAAATTCTTGTAAAACATTGTTAAGTTTTACTTTAAGTTGATTGGTTGTTGTATTGACATTAGCAATATAGCCAACTGTAGCAGTGGTGTTACCTACTAAGGCATTAGTAGATTGAAACCCTGCGGCATTATCAACAGTTAAGATTACATCATAGTTGCGAGCAGTCATCAGTCATAAGTCTCTAAAATATTAAATGATACAGTATAAAAGTTCTCAGTGAGTTGCGAACCTGTAGAAAGAATTTGTTGAACTTGTAACGGTCCGTCAAATCTTGCTGTTATTGTACCACTTTCATTGATATGTGACAAGTCAAAACTAAATGCTTCAAATTCTCCGCTTCTGGCGAGATAAAAGTTTTCAATCGCTGTTTTCTCAATCCCAGTAATATTAGAATATTGAAGAGAATAGGCTCTTTTAGACCGACGAGACTTTAAACGACGTTTTTCATACCCAGCTTGTGAAGTAAAAGTAATTGAATCAAACTGTCTTTGTGATGTAAATCCTTTATCAGGCTTACGGTCTGCCATTGAAGTAAATCTATCATCTGAAGTGATAGTAGCCCCAAAAAGTCTGATTGTAAGTTGATCATCTGGATCAATTGCACCAAGAGGAGCTCCTGATTCTAAGGTAATAGCATTTGAAGAGGTTAAAGGAGCTATTGTATCTGAACGATATCTTGGAGCATGAACCATTCTTGCAAAAGATACATTGCCTTTAAAATATTCACCAACGGAGGTAACGTTTGAGTTAGCTCCAATTGTCACGTTACCGCTTGAAGCAGTTTCAGCAACGTATTGAGTATGAGCTACTTTTACATTGTTAACATAAAGTCTCAAGTTTTGAGTTGATGAGTCGTATGATACTGCTACATGGTAGTTAGAACCACCATTAGCATTACCACCGTATAGTTCAGTTATATTTCCAGACCGATTTATAACAAAGCCTACATTAGAGTTTGCACCTACTAAACGAAGATTATAGTTATTAGTAGCACTTCCATGACGAGCGAATAGAGTTTGATTTGATGCTAAAGTAGCTCCTATATCAGGTCTAATCCAAGTATCATAGGTAAATGATCTATCATTCACATTAAAATCATCATGTCCAGGAATATGAAGATAGTCATTAGTTCCATCAAGAGTAATAAACTTATCATCTCCATAAGTTGCATAAGTAGCTGTCCCACCAACAAAAGTTACAGTATGAGCTGAGTAGGATTCATCTGTTAAGGCATCGTAAAAGTTTGTAAGCAGTTTTGTTGCTGAATTATCTGCAATATCAATGCCTTGAGTGCCTAATGTTGTAGATGGGTATGTAAAAGCATTAGATGACTGTGCAACACCTGATAAAAAGACCATAATTTCTTCTGCAGAAGCTGCGTTAGAGCCGACAGGTAGTGCAAAAGAAGTTTGATCTGCGTTAATTACGTAAGAGTTACCGTTTATAATAGTTGCAAGAGTGTTAGAGTATTCTGCACTACTTGTAACAAACTCTTGTCTGCTAACTTTGTAACGATCTGGGATTGCAATTGTTTTTAGAGTTAAGCTTGAAGCATTTGGAGCAGTTGAAAAAGTAACAGTAGCTCCTCCATTAGAAACCGCATAGGTAGAAGGAGCTTGTACCACCCCGTCTGAAATAGCTAAAATTTCGCCTCTATAGCTAACTGTACCAGCAAGATTAAAAGAAGTTTCTGTGCTTGTAGATGTGTAAGTGATTTCTGTTGTAACACCAAATCCTGTAACAGGAGCGGTTGCATCACTGGGATAAGTAGCCATTAAGCAGCTCCTCCTCTCAAGGACTTACGAATTGGTCCGTTATTTCTAAGATCGCGAGTGACAATATCAATCACGTATTTTTCTCCATCAAAGGTTGGCTGGGAAGCTTGAGCTTCTTGTGGGGTGCCTTGATTGTTAATATTAACTACCACATTACCTCCAGAACCTGTTGCATTCATCATTGCCATATTACCAGCACCCATTGCTTTAACTGCTGACTTCTTCATAACAAACTCACCAGGTTGAAGTAGGGCTGGAACACGATCCTGATAGTTTACATTACCACCGCCAGCAAAGCGTTTTACAAGACCGCCTGCTGCATAAGGCTTTATTCCTGTTAATGGGGCAAAAGCGGCCGCTTGGTCTGCAGCACTTCCGACACCTGTTGCAAGTTGAGCATTAGAAGGACCACCAAACAGTTGACCAAAGTTTAATCCGCCTTGACCTAAGAAGCTAAAAATGCCTCCTCCACCACCGCTACCACTTAAAGCACTAAAGATAGAACCAAAGAAGTCCACAACACCTGTACCAGCTGCTTTAAATCCATCAATGATAGTTGCAAAGAATCCTTTTTGTTGTTCAGTAGCTTGAGCTGCTGTGGTAGCCACTTCTGCTTGCGTTTTTTGAGCGGTATCAAGAGCTTGAATAGTTTCACCAATTCCGCCTACACTACTTACAGCACCAGTAGTAACTAAAAGTGCTCCATCAATGACTTTGGCATTGTCAGCACCGCGTTGTTCAATACCAAAGAAGCTACCAACTGATTCAGAAATAAAGTTTTGAATTGGTTCAATTAGAGTCTGACGAAGAATGGTTTTACGAATGTTCTCAAATGTCTCAAACAGCACATCTCTCAATCCTTCACCCACTTTTTTGCCTTCAGCAATGTTATCAAAGATTGTTTCCAGAGCTTTTCCAACTCCATCATTTAAAGCACCAACAAGATCATTTACTAAACGAAGGGTAGCTGCACGTTCACGCTCAATTGATTTTAACTTTTCAGCTGTCGCAGAGACAACAGCATCTTTTTCTATGTCAATTGCATTAAGAGTTGTGTCAAGCTTCTCTTGTTCAAGTTCAATCTGTTGATTAATAGTTGCTATTTGAGAATTATTAAGAGTAATTGTATCTTCAAGTTCTTGAACAGCCGCTGCAGACTTTAGGCTTTCAAGTCTATTTTCAATTACTTGTCGTTTTGCAGTCAATGCAAGAAGAGTGTCATTACGACTAATCTGTTCATCAAGAATAGCAAGTGCTTGAGACTGCTTGTCACCGGCTATACCTCTCTGTTCTGAGATTAAGTCTCCTTGAAGAGTTTCAATTGCTGTTTGCAGACCTTCTAAGATTGTAAAATCCGATGATAGATCTCTAAGGGCCTCTCCTACCATAGAGGAAGCTTCTTCTTTTTTAAAGCCTTGCCCGATTAAGAAACCTTCAACACTTTTAGCGAATTGATCTACGCCATCTCTGAATCCATTAATAGTTTTTTCTTGAATTCTGAGAGTTTCCAGATTTTCAGCAGCCAGTGCATTTTGACGTGCAAACTCTGCCTCACGAGCGTCAATTTGACGAGCCTCGATTTGACGTTGCGTTTCAATGATTGCACGTTGTTTTTCAAGATTAGCAGAGTCATTTTGTAGTTTTACAAGTTCAGCTGCTTGTTCTGCTTGTCTAATTTGTGCTTGTTGATCTTGGATATCAAGCTGTGCAGCAATTCTACGATTATTATTTTCGTTTTGTTCTTGTAATAGTTTACGTTGATTTTGAAGAGCTACAACTGCATTTGCAGATTCAAACTTTGCAATCCGCTCACGTTCTCTGAGTGTTGCAAGTTGATTTTCTTTTTCAAGCTGAATTAGGCGTTCACGAGCTTGTCTGGCTTGCTCATCAGAGCGTAGATTTGGAAATGCGTCAAGAGTATTAATAGCTGACTGTTGAGCTGTGATATTAGCTTGTCTGGCAGCTTGTGCGTTTTGAAAATCTCTTATATTTTGTTGGTTAGAAGTTTGTGCAATAATATCACGTCTCTTCTGAGCTTGCTCAGTTAGCTTTTGTTCAAGTTCAAAACGTTTTTGAAGTTGAGAATCAAGTTCTTTTGTAACTTCTAATTCTTTTTTTGCTATATCAAGTCTAATCTGTCCGGTTTGTTCAATAGTTTTTTGTTGTTCTTTGAGTAGATTGAGATCAGCTTGTTGGTTTTGTAGTCTTCGTTGAAGCCGCAGAATTACTAATTGAGATGCTAAAGTATCAAGAGTTTTTTGGCGAGCCTTAGTTTCTTTTTCAATACTTTGAGCTAAATCAATAGACAGTCCAAGAATAGCCTTGAGAGCTTTTTCTCTATTCTGCACAAGCACAACTTGTTCAGCGTCACGTTCTCCGTTTTCTGTTGATAAAGCAAGTCTAATCTTTGCAGCCTGTTCTGCATTATCGGAAAACTCTGTCTGAGCTTTTAAGAAGTTAATCTGATTTTGAGCAATATCGTTTGCATCTTTTGCAAGACCTCCAAAACCAATTACTCCTTGAGCTAAAGCAGTGTCGAGAGTATTGCCAAACTTACCAAACACTTTATCTAAAGCTTGAGTATTAGTTTCAAGACTTTTTAGAGTTCTCACCTGTTGCTCTAAAAGAGCTACTCTTTCTTTTGCCTCTTTTATTTCTTGACTTTCACCTCTTGGTCGTCTTTCTCTTTCAGCCTCAATCAGCTCTTTAAGAGTAGCACGTGCCCCGCCTAACTGTTTTGAGAGAGTTTCTGCAGAAGCAGTTCCAGCATCAAAAGCAGTTTCAGCCTTATTTAAAGACTGCTCAAGAAGAGCTAAGTTTACAATTACTTCAGCAGTGCCTTTATCTAAATCTCCTAAAGATTTATTTGAGATATCAATGCCTTCTCCAAAATTAATTAAAGTTTTATCATCTGTAACAGTAATAACACCTTCTAAAGCTTTTGCAGTTTCTTTAGCACTAAGGCCAAGCTGATCAGCTACTCCTCCAATTATCAAAGAGCTTGATCCAAAACGTTTTTGAGCATCAATCAAAGTTTCAAGAATAGCAATACGTTGTCTATCTGCATCAGTGCCTTTTTCTTTTTCCCCAGCTAAGTTAATCTCAAGAGCAGCTAATCTTGCTGTTTCTGCTCCTAAAGATTTAAATCGTGTAGCCGCTAAAGTAGCAGAATTACCAACCGCACCAAACGAATCTAAAATTTTATCTACATCTGCTGTTGCAAATGACTTAAAATAACCTTGTGCTAAGTTATTGATATCAACATTAATCGATTTTAAAGTTTCAGGTAAATCTTCTAAATCTTCAGTAGTAGCTCCCACACGTTTAAGTTCTCTCTCTAACTTATCACCTCCGACTGCTGTAGTAATACCAGCTAAGCCTGCCTTTAGTTCAGCAGCACGTTTAGATAAATCGACAAAAAATCCTTTTATAGCACCAAGTATGTCAATATCAAAAAGAGTTCCTGCAAGCTGGGCTATAGCAAGTCCAATAAATAGTCCGTTAATTGCACCCGCTAACACGGAAACGGTTGATGTAAGAAATTTTACACTAACTCCTAATGAGTTAGAAACAGCAATAAATGCCTTAGCTCTAAATCCTGCTGTAGCAAGTGCAGCGTTATTACGTTGAATAGCAGCTTCAAGATTGATAAAAGATTTAGTACCAGGAGTTAATACTTTAAGCTGTTCTTTATAAGCTTTGTTAACTCTATTTAGTTCAGAAACAGAACCTACCTGCGCACTTCTTTGCAATTCAAGAGCTTCTTTGAATCGAGCAGCTTGAGCAACATCTTGGCCTTTTAAAGGAGCAGTTCTAATACCTGTTAAACCACCGCCCTGACCTTGTAATGGTTGGTTTATAGCTTTTGTAAGATTACCTAAAGTTCCTTGAGCTATTTTAGCTTTATCAGCTAAATACTCAGCAAAACGACCGATCTGTGAAATACCGTTTGTAACAAAACCTGCAATTGCTTTGAGTGCTCTACCAAATACAAGAGTTAAAATACCCCCAAAAAGCAACAATGCGTTACCAATGTTGTTCTTAAAGAAGTCTACAAGAGGACCAAGCACTCCAGCGACTAATTGACCAAACTCAAGAGCAAGCTCAGTTAGTGCAACACGAAGTTGTTCAAACTTCTTTTGTGAATTATCAACAGTAGTGTCAATAGATGAAAACTTCTTTTGACCTTCTTCAATTACCGCATTTACAAATGCTTGACGTTTTTCATAGTTGGTCAATGAATTAGTAGCAATATTAAGTTTAGAAGCATATGCCTCAACTGCGGGATCAATACGAGTAAAGATACCAAGTTCGTCTAACAGTTCAGGTTCAAGTTTTGCAGCACCGCGAACTACTCGCTGGAATGCGTCTGTCAAGTTTCGTCCCAAAGCTCTAGAAGCTTTCAAAGAAACTTCAGATAAAGCTTCAATCTGCTCGGTATTAAAACCAGCAGATAGAGCAATGTTAATATTTTGGGCAGATTCAGCAAGAGTTAGCTGGGCTTGTGTTATCTCTTGTACACTTTGAAGAATACGAGATCCGTTTTGACCGATCTCAAGAGCTAAGATTTTAGTACCACGAACAATTTGTTCAGCTTGAGCAGCTCGACCTAAAGCGTCGAATGCAGCAGTAATAGCAAATACGTTTGCAGCAGCGGCTGCATAAACGCCGACTAAACCACCTAAACCAGAAGCTTGAGAAGAAAAAGAACGAGCAGAACCAGCAGATGATTGGCCTAATCGAGTAGTTCTACGGTCAAGTCGCTGTGTAGAATCACTGGTACGATCAAGATCCTTACGAACCTTGTCAAAACCTTCACTTTTACCTTTTAAAGTAGCAATTGTACTTTTATTGCCAGCCACTTATCTTCCTCTCTGTGCTTTTGATAATGAATCTTGTTCTTTTCGTTTTTGAGCATAATAACTACTCATTTCTGATTCACCTGCACGTAATAACTCAAATACAGCTCGACGGTCTTCTATCTCATAGATGTTAAAGATTGCCTCTAAACCAGCATAATCTTTACCCATCCAAGTGCCGCTCATACCTTCCCATTTATCAGGTAAAGCGTTTAAAACTACGAGTGCTTGTTGAGATTCTAAAGACAAAGTAGATGGGTCTATTGGAATATCTTCTTCACGAGGTTCCCAACCCATCTGCTCACACATCTCAAAGTACTGATCTGCATTCATACCTCCGCCAAAAAGTGAGTTGCGAAGGTAGTCAGTTAGTTTTTTGCGTCTGTCTCAGCTTTTTGTTTAGAAAACTGTTCAAAATCATTCATCGCATCTGTAACAAATTGATCAAATACAGTAGATGATTTCAATAGTTCTACAGCTTCTTCTTCACTATAATCGATATTTTCATTAGCGTCCATTGAAGAAATATCAACAGGAAGAAGAACAGGAAGGTGCTTTGCTTTAAGCCCTTTCCATCCAACGATTGCTTTTTGAGCATAATGCTCCAAAAACTTGTCGTTATCAACTTCTTCTTCACGCTGGCGTGTACGTTTATTAAATTTATAACTAAGAGATGCGTTGCGAATTTTCATTAGATCTTCACGTGTTAGATAGCGAAGATTAACTTCAAAACCATCAATATCTGGGAACTCTACCCAGGTAGTGGTTTCTTTTGCAACAAGATTTTTAATTTTACTCATGATTTCCCCTCATAAAAAACGAGTGCCCATTACATATC